ATTAATTACACAACTGAATTTTTAGCAGAACAAATTACTCTGTCTGCAAATGGTCAAAGTCTTTCTTATATATTAGATCCATCAGTTACAGATAACAGTAAACTTATATACATAGCACCACCAGTATTTAAAGGCGTACAAGATCCGCTGCCGGCTGGCAGGTTTGTACACGTAAATCGCACTTCACCTGTGCTTGAAATATCTTCATCTTTAATAAATGTTAACCCTGAAAAAGTACATACATTAGGTTTACAAATAAAAGATAACTTAAGAAAGAAAAACAATCTTCCTAAAAGAGCAGGTAAAGTAGCAACAGTTAACGTAGCGGGCGAAGCTCAAGAAGTATTACAAAACCCTGACAAAATGACGATCCAGGTGGCACGCGTGTCCGAACCTTTTGTTAACTGTAATGTAAATAGTGGAGACAGCGGAGGCTATTACTTTTTATTAACTAATCCTCATTATATGTACAACTTCAAAGGCGAACCAGTATGGGAAATAGAAAAAGCTGATCCTGATTTTTACAAAAGTATATTTGATATTTTTGCAGATAAAATTGATTCAGAAACAAAACAAAAACCAATAGCTCTTAGAGATTTTTATACTGACACTTACTTTAATGGTATTTTTGATGAAACTAAACAACAGTTTAGCGACGATTATCCTTTAACACCTACTAATAAAAATTCTATAAATGATTTTATGAAATCTCATGGTCGTCCAAACATGGATTACATACCAGATGCAAAAGTAGTTTTTGACCCAAGTAATGACAAAGGTATTCAACTAGAAGAAGTTCCTTATTATGTAAATTTATTTCGTCGTACAGAATACATGTTGCGTGCTAACGATAACGTAAAAGAATTAGAATATGGTACAGCAAGAGAAATACAAAAAATTGCACCTAATTTTTATAAACTTCTTATGCACGCTTTAGGCAATGGTAAACCTGAATTTGAGCATTTTGTTAATTGGTTAGCTTATATATACCAAAACAAAAAGAAAGCCATGACAGCATGGATATTTACGGGCATACCAGGCACTGGTAAAGGTTTGTTTGTACACAAAGTATTAAAACCTTTATTCGGTGAACAACAAACACCTATGCGTGCTTTAGAAAATATAGAAGAACAGTTTAATCTTTACATGAGAACAGCATTGTTTTTAGTAGTAGATGAATTTCGTATGGCTGACTCAGGATCAGTAGGCCGCATGGCCGACAAACTTAAACATCAGATTACAGAACCTAATCTTACAATTAGAGCAATGCGTACAAACCAAATAGAGCTGCCGTCTTTCACGAACTTTATCTTTCTTACTAACAGAGCAGATGCAGTTAAAATAGAAGAAAGTGACAGACGTTACAATGTTGCTCCTAGACAAGAACAAAAAATAGAAGAGGTATACCCAGATTTATTAAATAATCTAGATGTTTTAGACGCAGAACTTTATATCATAGCTGGTGTATTGCAAAAGTTTAAAGTAGATGTACGTATGGCGCACACTGCTTTAGAAAACGATGCTAAAAAAGAAATGAAACAAGTATCTATGTCTGTAATAGAAGAATTTGCAAATGCTATACGCATACGCAATTTAGAATATTTTACAGATATATTAGATATACCACTTACAAATACCTTTGACGCTGGCGGAATAAGTACGGCACAAAGATATGTAAAAGCTTGGTTAGTTTCAGTAGGAGAAACTACAGTAGTACCTTTAGCTCATTTTAAAATTGTATATGATGCACTTACTGACAGCCGCAATACTTTGTCACAAAGAGACTTTGCTAAACGTATGACTAGACTTAATATTAAAACTGAACGCAAACGTATTAGTAAAGACAGAAATGCAAGAATACCACGCGGAGTTGTATTAGCTTGGAAAATAGACAATAATGTAAAAGAAGAACTTATAAAAGAACATTTTGACGAAAGGGATTTGACTTTAATTGACGGAGCAACTAACACAGCCTAATCGCCCTGATTTAATAAGCGCGATAGAGGTCACGGAAGATCTTGAACTTGGACATGTTCCAGCATGGAGCTATTCAGCCTTAAAAACATTTGAATCTTGTGCGTATCGCACTTATATATCTAAAGTAAAAAAAATACCTGAAGATTTTGGACCTGCAGCAGCGCGTGGTACAGAAATACACCAGCAAGCTGAAGACTACGTACAAGGTAAACTACCTGAATTACCTGACACGCTTAAAAAATTTACATCAAAATTTAAACAACTACGTGAACTTTTTGATGAAGCTAAAGTAGAATTAGAAGGAGATTGGGGTTTTACAATAGATTGGGAAGTTTGTGGTTGGATGGCTGCAGATGTATGGGCACGAATAAAACTAGATGCATTTGTACATGAGTCAGAAACATCGGGTCGTGTTATAGATTACAAAACAGGCAAACAATTTGGTAATGAAATAGCTCACAGTCAACAAGCTTTAGTTTATGCTATTGGTAGTTTCTTTAGATTTCCAGAATTACAAATAGTTAAAACAGAAATATGGTATCTAGACCATGGAACAACTCTAGAACAAACTTACACACGTGACGAAGCAATGCAGTTTATGCCAAAGCTACACGAACGTGGTATAACAATGACAACTGCGGTTAAATTTCCACCTAACCCTAGTTTGTATAATTGTAAATGGTGTACTTACGCTAAAGGTTTTGATCCCTATTGCCAGTGGGGTATAACCTAGAGTATAATTAATATACGGTGCTCAACCAAATAACACAGAGCATTGTAAAACACGAGGAATGAAAGATGAACGATAATATACCGATGCCCTATGAGCATCAAACAACTACTACAAATTTCATTGTAGAAAATCCAAAATGTATGATTACCTCTGATCCAGGGACAGGTAAAACACGTGCAGTATTAGATGCTCTTACACAACTTAAAGGTCGTACTTTAGTACTTGCTCCTTTATCTATTTTAGAAGCTGCATGGACAGAAGATATAGATAAATTTACACCGTCATTAACTTATGGAGTAGCTTACGCAAAAAACAGACAAAAAGTATTTGACGACACAACTACAGATATTGTTATTACAAACTTCGAAGCTGTTAATTTTCTTATAAAAAATAAACATTTACTAAAAGGTTTTAATACTTTAGTTATAGACGAATTTACAGCTTTTAAAAATAGAACAGCCAAACGTAGTAAAAACATAGCTAAATTATCTGTATTGTTTGACAACAGAATAGCAATGTCAGGTACACCTAACAGTAACACTATATTAGATATATGGCATCCTACGTACATAGTAGACGATGGAGATCGTTTAGGTGCCCGTTACTTTGCTTTTAGAAATACTGTATGCACTCCAAAATTTAATGGTTTTGCTAACGAATGGATAGATAAACCAGGCGCAGAACAAACAGTTGCAAATAAATTAAAAGATATAACTATACGATATGCGTTAGAAGAATGTATGGATTTACCTGACAATATTGTACGAACTATAAATACAAAATTAACTCCAGCTGTACAAAAACAATACAAATTACTAGCAGATGAGTCTGTTCTATACACTAAAGCAGGCACAGTAAACGCTGTACACGCAGGTGCTAGAGTAAAAAAACTATTACAGTTAGTTACTGGAGCTGTATATGATGAAGATAAATTAGTTCAATTTATACATCAAGAACGTTACGACATTGTTATGACACTTGTATCTCAACGTGCACATTCACTAGTAGCATTCAACTGGCGCCACGAACGTAACGCTTTAATAGAAATAGCAGAAAAAGAAAATATATCTTACGCTATTATAGATGGCACTATAGCACCTGAAAAAAGAAAAGATATTGTTACACGTTATCAAGCAGGGCAAATACAAGTTTTGTTTTGCCATCCGCAATCAGCAGGCCATGGTCTTACTCTTACAAAAGCTACTACAGTTATATGGTGTTCACCTACATACAATGCAGAACATTATCAACAATTTAACCAACGTATATATAGAGCAGGTCAAACACAAAAAACCGAAACTATATTAATACAAGCTAAAAATACTTGGGAGCCCGAAGTATATAAAAAGTTAAACACTAAATTAGGGCGAATGGAAAATTTATTAAACATACTAAAGGAGCAAAAAAATGGCTAAAGAAAAATTAACAGATTTACTAGCTGAGGTAGCTAAAATACGTGCGGAAGTAAAAGCCGTACAAACACAAGAAAAAAACCTCAAAAGCGCACAGCGCGAACTAGAAATACAGATCACTATTAGAATGAGAGAGCAAGGGCTTGATAAAATTTCTAATGATGTATGTACAATATCTTTAAAAGAAGAGATTGTGCCAACCGTAGAAGATTGGGATCTATTGCAAGAGCATGTAGCAAAAACTAATCAGTTTGAGTTACTGCAAAAGCGTATGTCTGCAACCGCCTACAGAGAGCTTATCGCACTAGGGATGGATGTTCCTGGTGTTATAAGCACGGAGTTGACCAGAATTAATTTCAGGTCAGCATAATAATAATAGAACGACGAAAAAAGGAAAACGAACTATGTCTAAAGATATAAGTATTGTAACGAGCGAACTACCAGCTCACATTAAATTAGGTAGTACACTAGGTAATGAGAATGTGACTTCAGAACATTTGTCAGTGCCACGTGTTAAACAACTTCAAAAGATGTCTAATGAAGTAGATGAAAACCATAGTGATTATATGGAAAACTCTAAAGTTGGAGATTTCATAAACACTGTAACAGGTGAAAACTATGGTCAGGAAATACTACTTGTTAATGTACATTTTAAAGAAGAGTATATATGCTGGAAAAAACGTGAATTCGGTGGTGGTTTGTTAGGAAGTTATCCTAGCAAAGCAGAAGCTATTGCAGCTTTAACCGAAGCTAACGAAAAAGAAGGCGAAGTAGATATAACCCAGACTCAAACTCATACTTTATTAAAAGTAGATGAAAAGACTGGTGCAGTATCTGATATACCATTTTTATTTGATTGCGCTAATTCTAAACTTAGAGTATCAAAAGAATGGAATACACAAATATTGAAATTAGCTGGAGATAGGTTTGCCTCTCTTTGGAAAATGTCATCTGTATCAACTACTAACAGAAAGGGCCAAGCGTTTATGAATATAGACATCTCTAATGTTGGTTGGTTGAACGAAGAAACTTATAAAACTGCAAAAGAATTCTATATGAGATCTTATAGTAGTTAATAACTTGCGTACGGGTGCGACATTATACGTCGCACCTAAGTACGTATGGTATACTTTTTATGTGCAAGAAAAGGAGTTCATTAATAAAGTACATAAACACCTACCCAGGGAGATTTACCGCTGGAAAATCAATGACCCTTATCATGGCGGTGTTGCAGATACTTTTTACTCTGGCAGAATTAATCACTGTTTTATCGAATATAAATACAAAGATACGCTCCCTTCCAAACCCACATCAAAAATCAAAATGAATTTATCAGCACAACAACGTATATGGCTTACTGAACGTGCAAAGCATAATATATTTACATACGCAGTGCTTGCATCAGGAGATCATGTGTACGTAACTGACAACTTTACTATTAAAGAACTAACAGTAAAAGATTTTAAAAAAGAAGCTATATCATTTACAACATACATAAAAACATTAACAGAATTTTGTCTAGGATAAAAACAATGATAAATTTTTTAACAAACTTACTTGATAAATTTTTAGAATGGTCTTTTCAAAGACACGAAAACAAACTATTTAGGAAAAAAAAATGAAATTACAATTTAACAAACAAAAACAAAACACTCAAGGGGTTCAATTTAGAATTGACCCAATAACAAATCAAAACCTTACTGCAATTAGAAATTATTATTCTGAGCAAGCAGGCAGAAGAATTACAACAGGTGAAATTTGTAAACAACTTATTAATCTACATGCAGAGGAAATAAAAAATGACTGACATGGTTAATTCACCTCCGCATTACAATACAGGAAACATAGAGTGCATTGTAGCAATAGAAGAAAGTATGACACCTGACGCTTTCAAAGGTTACTTAAAAGGTAACGTTTTAAAGTATATGTGGAGATATGAATACAAAAATGGGTCGCAAGACTTAAAAAAAGCTCAATGGTACTTAAATAAACTAGTTGAAACACTTAAAAAACAACAAACTCCATCAACAAATCGTATATAAACTGTATTAAATACCTGTAATATTTAAT